GCGGCTCGCGCCAATGAAGACGAAAGTTTTATTAGGAAATATCGGGAGAAGAAATTCCCACTGAAGAAAAAGTAGATGTATCAAAGTGTGTTTTGTCGATACGGAAGATATCATATCGTCAAATCATCGATAACTACTAGAGACGTAAAATAATGTCATAATTTAGTATGACTAGATGCGTTATTTGTCAGAAGAAGGTCGGAGTCCTAGGATTCGCGTGCAAGTGTGAAGGAACTTTTTGCGAAAAACATCGATTGGCAGAGGCGCATCAGTGCCCGACTCTATTGGTGAAATCTAACGTGGTTTTAATCAAGATTGTGGCTGATAAATTGACCAATCGCGTGTAATATATCGTCATCGTAAAGTATTTAAATAAGAACTCTTTATACTAGCATATAATTATGTGGGCATCGCCTGTAATATATTATACTTCAAATGAAAAGAGGATATACGATTGTTATGAAATACACGAAAAAACTGGAGAAATACGAAATAACCAAACCAACCGATATATTTCATCAAACGATGGTAAAAATACGATTAGGGTGACTCTATTCAGAGACCGTAATAAGGGAGAGAAAGTATCTGTTGCAAGAGCCATTTTATCAACATTTGTTGGTGAACCTCCGACAAGACATCATACCGCAGATCATATAAATACAAATTATCAAGACAATAGACTCGAAAATCTAAGATGGGCTACAAAAAGTGAACAATCATATAACCAAACTAGAACCGGGGATAGAGACTATAAAAGAATACCAATTATAGTAACAATAGACAACATCGAGAAGGAATACCAAAGTATTTCGGAGGCTTCTAGAGATCTTGGAATATCCGGAGGTACAGTACATAACATACTAAATGAAGCTTTTGATAGCTCGCGCAAATTCAAAAATATATCGATAAAATACAAGGAAATAACACAAGATCTAGAAGATGAAATTTGGTTAGAGTTAGAAGAAAAACCAAATGTGTATATTTCACAATATGGGCGTGTTAAAATCGTGCGGTCACGTATAACTATAATACGAAGTTCCGCAGATATCGCAAGAGAACGTAGTAATAACTACCCCAATGTTTCTATTTCGGGGAAACAACACTATGTTCATCGATTAGTGGCCAAGTATTTTCTACCAATCGCTGACTGTGTGTACAACACGGACCTTGTCATAGATCATTTAGATTGCGATAAGAATAATTCACGTGCTTCAAATTTACAATGGGTTTCTCGTTCTGAAAATACACGGAGACATTGGGCCACTGTTAAATAACTTAAAAAAAATAAAATGATACACATAAGTAAATCTCATCATGCCTAAATTTCTGGGATGAAAAGTTATATGCCATGGAAATTCGAGCTCTTTCCATGGATACTTCATTTGAACTCTCGAACGTGAAAACGTATAGTCTATAGCTAGTAATTCGAAAGAATTGCGAGACTGCTTGTTGCGGGAAACCCCTTAGAGCCCAAGGTACCAAGGGATGTTGGGAAACCACATCCTGGCCGAGAATAGAACTCGGGTATGGTAATAATCCTTGGGATTGGGCAATCCGCATGGTAACTTCCTAACGGCGCTATGTCAAGCCTACGGAAGGCCGTCAGAGACTGAACGGCAGTCGGCATCCTATAATGAGTGTAGACAAACTCTAGGGTGCTTAAGATACAGTCCGCCCCACTGAGAAATCTTTGGGAATAGGCGGGAGCCATTGCGCAGCTCGTAAGTTACGGTGCTCAGGATGTATATCTCACCGGAAATCCCCAGATCACGTTTTTTAAGTCCGTGTACAGGAGATACACGAACTTTGCGCTCGAGAGCATTCAGCAGCAATTCGACGGGATCGAGGACTTCGGCAAATTCCCGACGGTCACGATTTCTCGTAATGGTGATCTTTGCGGCCCCGTGTGGATTGAGGTCACTCTGCCGAGCCTTCAAGGGTACAACATCACCCCTACCCCACCAATTTCCCTGGGGTCTACGACGCTCACCAACACTACCAACGTGGCTGCACTGAGTAACGTATTCACGGATGCCTCCGGTAACTACTGGCAGTCCAACAATGCCGGTGTGTATTCCAACCTTATTGCGGCATATAGCAATGTGGATGGATCTTATTACACTTCTAGTGCCAACGTTTCTGACATTGGGAATACGTCTAAGTATGTCGCCAACATTATCACATGGCCCTACATGAACTTTGTCGGGAACGGATTAGTGAGTAATGCTATTTCCAACGTGAGCATCCCAACTTCTAACTTGCGCTATGTCAATGGAGTGGGTCTGGCACTGTTTAACTCTATCGAGCTCCAGCTTGGTGGTCAGCGGATAGACAAGCACTACTCCAACTGGTGGGACGTGTGGACTGAGCTGACGGAAACCTCTGAGAAATTAGCGGGATACAACAAGATGGTCGGGCGTTACGATCCTACATATTACAAGAACAACTGGGACCTCAGCATGGCTGCCGGAGGAACCTACTACGTCCCGATGAAATTCTGTTACAACAGGAACCCTGGGCTGTATATGCCTCTGGTCGCCCTTCCATATCACGAACTGAAAATGAACTTTGACATCAACACGTATTTGAATTGTGTGAAGTGCAATTACCCCATCACCAGTCTGACTTCTCAGAACGGCGCGACACCCCTCGCGATAACCAACATGAAGCTATACTGCGACTACGTGTTCCTAGATGCGCCCGAACGCATTAGGATGTCAGAGATCCAACACGAATACCTGGTTACTCAGTTGCAGTGGCAGGGGTCTGAGCCCGTTACTTCCCCGACCGCCCCATCTGGTTCTCAGAACCGTAAATTTACTCTAAACTTCAACCACCCCGTAAGGGAACTTGTTTTCGTTTACCAAGCTGCCAGCACGTATGACTCCGACCCCGTTGACGGTAATAACATTTTCGACTACGAGATTCCTCTACCCGTCGGCAATGGAACTGAGGTGTTCGAAGAGGTAAAACTCATTATCAACGGTAGTGATCGCTTCTCTGCACGCCCAGGTGCCTATTTCCGTCTAGTGCAACCCTACGAACATCACGTTCGCGTGCCAAGCAAGTCAATATATGTATACTCGTTTGCGTTGGAAGACGCCGACTCCAAGCAGCCTAACGGGTCTGCCAACTTCACTCGGTACGATTCGGCGCAACTACAGGTCGTGTTGAATGCCAGCTTGCCAAGTGGACGCGTTCAGATTTACGCCCCCAATTTCAACGTTCTTCGCATAGCGAGTGGTATGGGGGGTCTTGCTTTCGCCAGCTAAACACTTTTCCAGGTGCGATCATAAGCAGACTAGATTTGACGATATGATCTGTTTAGCTTTCGCTTCATAATCATAACAAAGCATTGTTCGTTAATTAGTTTGTCGATACGAAAACATCTCCATATCGACAAATATGTAAGACAAAATTAAGATTTTACTTGGCGATCAACGTGGCTGTAAACCCAGTATCTAATCCGCCGATGATAGTCTGAGTATTGCCCATAGTCTGAGCGATGGAAACTGTGATGGAATCGGTGTTGGATAACTGCACGATGTAAGACCCTGATGTGATGTAGTTATGCGACGCGCCTGATGAGTATATTTGCGTCAGAGTCTTGTGTCTAGATCCATTTTTGAGCAAATGAACCTGCATTTCACCAGATCCCGCGGTAGGTCCCCATGCACATGACCCATTTACCTGATAATATCCAGCAACCCCTGGCGTGTATGCTCTAGTAGCCAAGCTGAACCCGCCGCTAGTGTCATACACGACGTTAGAGTATAATGGAGTCGTGTTACCAGTGGTGCTTATCGTCTGAGTTGCCAAGTTTCCAAAGTACACCGAAAACGCCGGACCGTTGGGAATGCCCGTCAGCAACGCTCCGTTACCACGGAAGTAATTTGCCGACACGTTCCCGGTGACGTTTACTTGCCCAGATACGATGACGTTTCCAGGGGCCGTCACGTTACCTATGATGTCGATGTTTCCCGTGGACGGCAGACCGGTATTCCACCCACTACCAAGCTGGACGATGTTCAAGAACGTTCCTACGTCGGACCGTATTTGTTCGCCAGAACCTGCTGTCATACCCACTGCAGTTCTCAGACGATAATCCGTGGTCGTCGAAGGAGTTACTATGATATCAAGAACAGGAGCGGGAGTATTGGAAGATGTGAGAGACGGTGGCAACGTTTCCGACGATGGGCCAATTTGAACACCAGTGGTGCTGTTGACTAGTCTAAATGCGTAGAAGTAGTTGGACGCCGCTTGCCATCCTAATTGCGCAGTAATGCGGTATGTGACTCCGCCCTCCAGAGTAAACACCCCCGTGGTAGAGTTATACGTGATACCGTCACTCTCGCGAACCGAATTCATAATGACGTTGATGTTGGACCAGTTTCCAGACGAGATGGTTTGATTTGTAGCCCGCACTGCCGCCAAGTATCTAGCAGGAGGAGCAATGCCTTCTAGGAACGCGCCGTTTCCGACGAAATATTCGGCCGACACATTCCCGGTAGCGATAACGTTGCCCAGAATATCCGCAGAAATTGTGGTCGGAAGTGTAGTCGAAACGCCTTCCAAAAGTGCACCATTACCGAGGAAATACTCTGCAGATACGTTTCCGGTGGCGGTGACATTGCCGAGAACATCCGCAGTGACGGTGGTCGGGAGCGTAGCAGTTACACCGGTCAGCAGCGCGCCGTTACCCAGGAAGTATGAAGCTGTCGCATTGCCACTTAGAGAGAGATTCGTCGTGACACGGTTGTTTAAGTATTCCAATGCTTCAGACAGCGAGTTTCCTCCCGGAACTGTTCCAACATTTGCAGACAATTCTATGTAGTCGTCGGAGTAATCGCCATAAGCCGCTAAAACATCATTAGTGCGTCCGAATACAGTATTCACCGGGAAATTTGCGCCTTCGAAATTCAACCAATTTAGGTCGACATTGGATGGTGATGCGGTTAGCAGATACGAGTTTCCGTCATCCGATTGTCTGACGAGAGAACCTATGGGTAGATCACCCCCGCCTAGAGCAAGACGAGCTGCCGTATCTGCGACATAACCCTGTGGTACAGTGAGATATCCGTCGAGATATTGTTGCTGTATATAACCTGTAGAGTCTAACGTTGCGACACCTGACATGTTCGCACCGTTACCTACGATGTAAGCAGCCTCCACGTTTCCAGTGGCGGTGACATTACCAAAGACGTCGGCGGTGATCTCAGACGGGATAGGGACATCGGTCAGCAATGCGCCATTGCCGATGAAATACTCGGCAGACACGTTACCGGTAGCAGTGACATCGGTCAATAATGCGATATTCGCGATGACATAATCCGCAGACACGTTACCGGTAGCAGTGACGTCGGTCAATAATGCGATATTCGCGATGACATAATCCGCAGACACGTTACCAGTGGCAGTAACGTCGGCCAACAATGCACTGTTGCCAAGGAAGTACTCAGCAGACACGTTACCAGTGGCAGTGACATCGGTCAATAATGCGATATTTCCGATGATATAATCCGCAGACACATTCCCGGTGGCAGTGACGTTACCGAGGACATCGGCGGTAATCTCCGAGGGAAGAACATATGTTTCGATGCCGCTCAACAGGGCACCGTTACCTAGGAAATACTCCGCAGACACGTTCCCGGTGGCAGTGACGTTACCGAGGACATCCGCGGTAATCTCGGAGGGCAGTACGTATTGTTCGATGCCTGTCAGTAGGGCACCGTTACCTAGGAAATACTCCGCGGACACGTTACCAGTGGCAGTGACGTTACCGAGGACATCGGCGGTGATCTCAGAAGGCAGCACGTATTGTTCGATGCCTGTCAGTAGGGCACCGTTACCTAGGAAATACTCCGCGGACACGTTACCAGTGGCAGTGACGTTACCGAGGACATCGGCGGTGATCTCAGAAGGCAGCACGTATTGCTCGATGCCGGTCAACAAAGCACCGTTACCTAGGAAATACTCCGCGGACACGTTACCAGTGGCAGTGACGTTACCGAGGACATCGGCGGTGATCTCTGAGGGCAGTACATATTGCTCGATGCCGGAAAGCAGGGCACCGTTACCGAGGAAGTACTCAGCGGACACATTACCGGTGGCGGTGACGTTACCGAGGACATCGGCGGTGATCTCTGAGGGCAGTACATATTGCTCGATGCCGGAAAGCAGGGCACCGTTACCGAGGAAGTACTCAGCGGACACATTACCGGTGGCGGTGACGTTACCTAGGACATCGGCGGTGATCTCTGAGGGCAGTACATATTGCTCGATGCCGGAAAGCAGAGCACCGTTACCGAGGAAGTACTCAGCGGACACATTCCCAGTGGCAGTCACGTTACCGAGAACATCGGCGGTGATTTCAGAGGGCAGCACATATTGCTCGATGCCGGAAAGCAGAGCACCGTTACCGAGGAAGTACTCGGCGGACACGTTACCGGTGGCAGTCACATTACCGAGGACATCCGCAGTGATCTCGGAGGGAAGCACATATTGCTCAATGCCGGTCAACAGAGCACCGTTACCGAGGAAGTACTCAGCGGACACATTTCCGGTGGCAGTGACGTTACCGAGGACATCGGCGGT